TAAATAAAATGAAAAATTGGGAAAAAGAGTTAAGAGAAATTATAGCAGAGGTTATTGCCGAAACAATTAAGAGTTCTATTTTGGTAAGTATTGATTTGGTTGAAGTAAGGAATAAAGCATTAAAAGAAATTCAAGACCTTATAGACCAGAAAGAAAAAGAACAGAAAGCGAGGTTTAAAGAAATTGTGCTTAATAAAAGAGATAAAACAAAACATTTTATGTATAATCAAGCGTTAGCAGATATTAAAAACAACATATGACTAATAAAATAATTTTATATGGCAGAAAATGTGAATGTGGTAGATTTGTAGATTTTGGAAAAGAAGTCGGAAAGATAAGGGCGGAAAAAGATAAAGAATTTATTACTATATTAGAAAAGCTGAAAATGGAGAACAGAGAAGCATTAGCTGACTTAGAACACGAACAATGGATGAGTTGGACTAAATATATTGCCAAAGAATGGATTGATGAATTACCTTCAAAACTTAAATTAAGATGGGTTAAAAACTGGAAACCATATTCGGAATTATCCGAAGAAGAGAAAGATAAGGACAGAATTTGGGCAGATAAGGTCAGTAAAGAACTCAATAATAAAATAGACGAAGCAAAGAAGAAATATGAATAAAATAATATTTATCTTAATAATATTTTTAATATTTGCTGTATCATCAATAATTACATTTATGTTATTTGAAGCAGGAATACAAATATTAGATATAATATTTAAAATATGATAATAGCGATTCCGACATACAAGAGAGCTGATAATTGCGTTACCGCAAGGAATTTGAGTAAGGCAGTAATATTTTGCCACGAGTTTGAGGTAGAAGATTACAAAAAGAATTATGATAATGATATTATTGCTATTCCTGATGAATTGAAAGGAATGGGAATGGGGGTGATAAGGAACTTTATATTGGATAACTCCAATGGAGAGGATGTAGTAATGCTAGATGATGATGTTTACTATATTGGGTACTATGAGAATCTTGAATTGATTAAGTTAGAGGAAGAGGAGGTTTATGATTTCTTTGAGGATAACTTTAGATTAGCAAGAGAGATGGGAACTGTATTGTGGGGATTGAATCTTCAAAGCGATAAGAAGTTTTACAGGGAGTATAGTCCATTCAGTTTGTCATCAGTAGTTTTAGCGCCTTGCTTTGGGGTAATAATAGATAAAGATATTAGGTTTGATGAAAGCCTTGGACTGAAAGAGGATTATGATTATTCATTACAGGTGTTAAGAAAGCATAGAAAAATTCTGAGGTTTAATAAATTCCATTATAGCTGTGGTCATATAGGGGTGAAGGGAGGTTGCTCTTCTTATAGGACTAGGAGGGATGAGAATGAGCAGGCAGAGAGGTTTGAGGCTAAATGGGGTAGTCGTATAGTAAAGATAAAGAGATTAACACAGGGAGGTAATACAAGTATCAATCCTGTTGTCAATTCTCCGATAAAGGGGATATAATTAAAATAAGCCTAAAGAATATTAATTAAGCTGTACAAAAAGATGCCAAAGCTAACTGATGAAGATAGAGCAGAACTAAAGGCTAAGATTAGAAGAATCTTAGTTCGTTTTCCTAGAGCAAGTAAATATAAGATTGGTAGTACATTGGGAATTGACCCCAATACAGCTTTGAAGTTGAGGAGAGAGGTTAGAGGAGAGAATGTTGAGAGATTAAATGACAAGATAGATAAAGAGATTGCTATGATTGAGAGTTCCTTTGATGAGGTAGAAGAAGAGGCTTGGAGAATAATCAGTCAGCCTGATTCAACTAGAAAGGCTTTGGTTGGTGCTTTAGGGATAATCATTAAGAGCAAGAAGGAGTTGTTTAATATGAAGATGGATGGAGGTATATTCAAGCGTCATCTAGGAGAGGGAACAATTAATTTAACAGATGTATTTAAGGCGATAAGGAAAACAAAGGATGATGAAGATGGAAAAAAATTGGACAAATAAAAATTTAGATAATTCTGTTTGGTTTACTGAGAAGTTTTTTAAATGTGAGTTATGGGGAAAGCAGAAAGAGATAGCTGAATCTGTGATGAATCATAAGATTACTGCTGTTAGAAGTTGCCACGCCTCAGGTAAGAGTTTCCTTGCCGGTAGAATTGCGTTGTGGTTTTTACAAACAAATGAAGATAGTATTGTTTTGACAACAGCACCTTCTTGGACTCAGGTAAAAGAAATCCTATGGAGAGAAATAGCTGGTGCTTGGGGGAAGGTCAAAGATTCTGATGAGTTGGGAAGGTTTCATTTCGCAGGAGAACTTCAGACTACTAAAATTGATATAAGTCCTAATTGGTTTGCTATTGGAATGGCTACGAGGAAAGAAGGGGAAGGTAGTGAGGTAGCTGACAGAATGTTAGGGTTTCACTCGCCTAGTGGTAAGATTTTAATAATAGTTGATGAAGGGTCTGGTGTGAAAGTTCCGATTTGGGGAGCTATTGATTCTTTACTAACTTCTGGTGGTGCTAGATTATTGGCTAGTGGTAATCCTTATAGTCTTAGTGGAGGATTCGCAGATTTGTTTAAAAAGAAAGGAGCTAACAAGATTCACATTGATGGTTTAGAAACTCCCAATGTAATGGCAGGGAAGATTATATATCCGGGGCTTATGAGTCCTACATATCCTAAAGAGATGGCAGACAAGTACGGGGAGGACAGTAATTTGTATTTAATCAAGGTTAGAGGGATGTTTCCAAAATCGGAGAAGGACACTTTGATAGGGCTTAATCTGATTGAGGATGCTTTCAATAGAGAAACTAAGGGAGTCGGAAAGAAGGTAATGGGAGTTGATGTTGCTAGGTTTGGTAATAATAGGACAGTCGTTCTTATCAGACAGGGGTGTGAAGTTCCGAGGGTTGAAACCTTTGCTAAGGCAGATACAATGGAAACAGTTGGTAATGTTGTAAAGATAGCTGAAGAAGAGGGGATAGAACCTGATGATATTAACATTGATGATGTTGGAGTCGGAGGAGGTGTTGTAGATAGACTTCACGAAAAGACCTATGAAGAGAGAGGGTTTATTAAAAACTATAATGTGAATGGTGTCAATGTTGGGATGAAACCTCAAGATGAAGAGCATTTTTACAATTTAAGAGCTGAGGCATATTGGAAACTTAGGGAGTGGATAAAGACTGCTAACTTGCCTAGGGATGATGGATTCTTGGCGTTAGCAAATATAAAATATAAAATTAGTTCTGTTAAGAAGGGTCAGATTAAAATAGAATCAAAGATAGATATGGCTAAGAGAGGGTTGGAATCTCCTGATGTGGCTGATGCTCTAATGTTGACATTGACGAATGTTAAGACGGCTAGACTTCCTGTTCAAAGAATTGATGGTGGTACTAATCTTGGAAGACCTATGACGAGGGGAATAAGGAAGACTAAGTTTTAATCTTGACAGATTATTTGTTAGGCATTATTATTAATTAAGGTCAGTTAATAAATGAAATTATTTGGTTACGATATAAACATTTTTAAGACTCCCAAGAGTGTTGGGAAGTCAGAAGTAGGCAAGACTGGTACTCCCATTTTTGGAGGGTATATTCAAAGTGATGAATATGTTACGAATCTTACTGGTGCGCAGGGCTTGATAACTTATAATGAAATGAGGAAGTCCGATGGAGTAGTGAGAGCTGCTCTTTTAGCTTGTGAACTTCCTATCAGGGCGGCTAAGTGGTATGTAGAACCTGCTTCAGAAGAGAAAGCAGACATAGAGGTTGCTGAGTTTATTACTCAAGCTTTGTTTGAGGATATGACTATTACTTGGGATGACTTTTTAAGGCAAGCATTATTGATGTTGCCTTTTGGGTTTTCAGTCTTTGAAAAAGTATTTGGAATGGTAGAGTTTGAGGGTAGAGATATGATTGGATGGAAAAAGTTATCACCTCGCTTACAAGGAAGTATTTTGAAATGGGAAACTGAGAATGGGGGAAGTGGAATTACTCAAAGGCTTAGTGATGGAGGAGAGGCTTCAATTCCTATGGAGAAGTTATTGATTTTTGTTAATAATAAGGAAGGAGATAATTGGACTGGTATTTCTTTATTGAGAAATGCTTATAGGGCTTGGTATATGAAAAGTGTCATTGAGAAAATCAATGCTATTTCTTTTGAGAGGCAAGGATTGGGAATACCTTATGGTAAGTTACCAAAGAATTATTCACCGGCAGATAGAGCTTTGATGGAAACTTTGTTAAAGAATATTAGGGCAAATGAAGAGGCATTCATTATTGAGCCAGAAGGATGGGAGGTAGGGTTCAAGGATATGATGTCTAAGGGAGTAAAAGACCCCACAGCGACCGTAGCAAGATATAATAGGGAAATACTGATGAGTGTGTTAGCTCAGTTCTTAGACCTCGGTTCTACTTCTACTGGTTCTTTTTCTTTAAGTGAAGACCAATCGGCTATTTTTCATAATAATCTAACTGCTATTGCTAGGCAGGTGGCTGATGTTTTAAATAAATATGCTATTAAACAATTAGTAGATTTGAATTATACTGTTAAAGATTATCCTAAATTAAAGTTTTCCAATATTGGTGTAGTTCCTTATACTAAGATTTCTGAGGCTTTGGCTAGATTAGTTGAGAAGGGTGTTGTTACTGCCGATGAAACACTTGAAGATAGTGTTAGACAATTATTCAATTTGCCAGAGAAGGATGAAGTAGAAGAAGTTAAAGAAAAGAAAGAGCCAACTAAAGAGCCAAAGGAGAAAGATATAAAACCTGAGAAAAAGAAAGCTAGTGAGTTTGTTGGGTGGAGAGCTTTGACCTTTGCTGAAAAGAAAGTAAATTTTGCTGATATAGAATCTAAGATGATTTCTGCTGAGAAGAAACTAAAGACAACTCTATCTCAGATTCTAAAGAAGTCTAGTAGTGATTTATTAAGACAGATTCAATTAGTTATGGAAGAGCCTAAGAGTGCTGATAGGACTGAGAGATTGAATAAGTTAGCTGTTAAGTATAGGGGAGAATATCGTAGTGTCATATTAAATTCAACGAAAGAAATCTTCCAATATGGAAAGACTATGGCGGCGCACGAAATGAAGAAGACACCACCACCAACTCCAGCTACCTCTGTTCAAGCTATGTCTAAGAACTCTGATGTATTGACAAATACAATGGAAAGTGATTTAATAAAAGCAGGTACTTTGGCTTTGTCTTTGGCTACTAGGCAGAAACAGACAACCTCTAAAACGATTTCATTAGTGAAGAAAGCTCTTAGTCGTAGTGCTAGTAATGCTTTGAATAATGTTCCGACTATTACTGTGAGTAGTGCTATCAATCAGGGAAGGAGAGCAACTTTTGATACATATCAGGATGACATTTATGGATTACAGAGGAGTGAGATATTGGATGCTGTTACTTGTAATTATTGTATGTCTATTGATAAAAGAGTTTTTAAACAAAGTGATTCGTTTACAAAGAATGATGGGATTCATTCTAATTGTAGGGGAATTTGGGTAGAGATTCTAAAGGATGAAACTGATAAGCCAGATAAAGCAGGAATACCTAAAAGTCTTAGAGAGAGATTTGAAACGATTAATGTTTTTGCGCCACCTCCAGTTCCGATATTAGACCCCGGTAGCGTTGCTGATAGATTCTATGAAAAGACTCAACTACAAGAGGATGTAAAAAAAAAAATAGACAAGATATATAAAGTAGCACCTAGAATGAAAGAACAGATTGATGAGATGTCAGATTCTATTGCTGCTAAGTTTGAGGGAGCTGTTGTTGCTAAAGAACCATTGAAGAAATATGATACAGCTTTCAAGAAGGTTATGAATAGGAAAGGTGGAGACGTTGCTCAATTAAAAGATGTTGCTAGGAATACAGTTATTGTTATGAAAGAAGAGGATGTTCCTAGAGTTGTTGAATCTTTAAGAGAAATGGGAACTGTTACCTCGGAGAATATTTATATTGGAACAGAGAATGAGTTGGGATATAGTGGAATTAATTTAAAGGTAATGACCAATGATGGATATGAAGCAGAGATTCAGATTAATACTCCTGAGATGATTTGGGGGAAAGAATTGGCAGGTACATCTAAGAGTATTTTGGGAGATGATTTATGGGAAGAGGTTAAGAATAAAGTTAATCATACTAAAGGAATAGAGGCTGGAAATGGACATAAGTATTATGAGGACATTAGAGCTTTAGAAGTTTCTAGCAGGGAGTCTGTTGATAAGACAAAATTAAGTAAAGAATATTATGATACAATTAGACAAAGATGGCAATTAGATTAAAACAACTAAATGAGAAAGAATTTTATCTTGTATCTGGTAATGGTATTATCAGGACAGTTCCTAGTGGGGGAAATTTCCTCGCTTACAGAAAGACTGAAAGAGGTGATTTTGAATTAAAGCCAGAGGGCGGAAAAATCAATGAAGAGGTGATGGAAGTTGTGGCAAACTCTTTAACCCTTGTAATTTCAGAAAAGGATTACTATAATAAAACTATAGATGAATTAAATAGAGAATATGCTTTACAATAAAGACAACGCACCTAAAGACGTAAAGCAACTTCCTATTGGCGCCAAGAGTTTATGGATTAGCGTTCACAATTCTTCTTTCAAGCAGTATGAAGATGAGGCTCGTGCTAATACTGTGGCTTGGGCTTCAATTAAAAAGAATTACAAAAAGGTTAATAATAAATGGTTTAAAAAAGCAAGTGAAATGATTAAAAATATTATATTAAGAAATTTAAGCGAGATTAAGCTTGAGTTTGCAGAAGGAGAAACTTCTAGTAAGATTCAGGTGTTGCCATTTGGAAAGTGGAAACATCCTACTTATGGAAGTATTGATATCCTAGAGGCAGATTTGAAAGAGTTTATCAAAAATTTTGAAGGTCAGGTCAGGAGGGAATTACCAATAACTGAGGGTCATTCCGTTGGCGAAGAAGAGAAACCTGCTATCGGTTGGTTTAAGCAGTTAGAGAATAAAGGTCGTGATGGTTTATGGGCAGTTATAGAATGGACTAAGGAAGGCATTGATTTAATAGAATCAAGGGCATACAAATATTTTAGTCCTGAGTTCTACTCTATCTACGAAGACCCAGAATCCCATAAGGTTTACAACAATGTTTTAGTCGGAGGTGCTTTAACGAATAAGCCGTATTTCAAAGGGCTTACTGCTGTTATGCTCTCCGAATTTACTTTTAATGACAATCCAATGACTATTGAAGAATTATTAAAAAAAGAGATTTCAGAATTATCAGACGAAGAAAAAACATTTCTGAAAGAGAATGCTGAAGATTTAACAGACGACCAAAAAGAAACCTATAAGGATGTTCTAGCTATTGAAAAAGAAGATGGAGGTGATGATGATAAAGATGACGACAAGGATGATGATAAAGACGATGATAAGGATGATGACAAGGATAATGATGAAGATGATGACAAAGATGGTGATGATGATAAGGATGACGATCCAGCTAAGGCTAGCGAAAAGAAGATTATGATGACAGAGAAAGCTGTTAAAGTTCTAGAGGCTGGAGCCAAGCAGGGCGTTCAAGCTATGGCTGAATTGAGAAAAAATAAAGCTGAAGCGTATGTGAAGACGATGACGTTCAGCGATTTGAATAAAGATGGTACACTTTTGCCACGTTCAGGTGATAAGGTAGTAGCTTTTCTACTTTCCTTAACCTCAAAACAGCAAAAGTCATTTAAGGAAATTTTGGCAGGAATGCCAAAAGGACGACTCTTTTCTGAGTTAGGCAAAGAAGATGGAGTTCAGGTAAGTGCTTCGGAACAGATTATTAAATTAGCAGAAGGTTTGATGTCTAAGGACAAAGAACTAACTCTTAAATTAGCAACTGACCAAGTATTATCTGAGAATCCAAATCTAGCCGAACTAGCAGAGAAGGGTGAGTAATATTAAAAACAGAGGAGGGGCATAAAATGGAGTCGGATTTTGTGAATTAAATTAGTTACCTTGAAAAAATGAGCCAACAAATTGGAGTATTAGACAAGAGTTTCTTAGCTGGTGAGGATTTATCTTCTTACCAATACTATGCCGTTTATGTTTCAGCAGACAATACCGTTAAAGTTTGTACTACCGCCCATCTTGATGCTATTGGTATCCTACAAAATGACCCAGACACAATCGGTTTAGTCGCTGTGGTCAGATTGTTAGGAACTACCAAAGTCAAAGTCGGTGAAGCTATTACAGCTGGTAAGAGAGTATATGTTGCTACAGATGGTATGGTTGAAGAAGAAGATACAATCGCACAAACAGAAGTAAGGATGATTGGAGTGATGTTAGCTGATGCTGGGGATGATGGGGATATTGCAGAAATGTTTTTATCTCACGAAAGCTTTACCAAGGGAGCTTCCTAATAAAATATGAAACCTACACCAAGTGACGTTAGGATAGACCCGTTATTGAGTAAAATCTCAATAGCATACAAGAACACCGACTATATCGCAGAACAAATATTACCTGTTATCAAAAGTAAAAAGATTACAGGAAAATATTACATCTACGACAAAGCAAACTTACGACCTGTTGATTCTGAGAGAGGAGCTGGTGCACCTGCCAATGAAGTGGGATATGGCGTTTCCGTTTCTACGCCTTATGTTTGTATAGACCACGCATTGAAGGAAATTGTGCCTGACGAATTGAAGGAACAAGCAGAAACTCCTATGAGTCCAGAAGTGGATGCCACCGAGAACATAACTGAAAAGTTGTTAATTGAAAAAGAATTAGCTATCTCTACTTATATGAGTGATGAGACTAATTTGACCAATTACACTACTCTTTCAGGAACTTCTCAATGGAGTGACTACGAAAACTCTGACCCAATCAATGATATTGAAACTGGAATTGAATCCGTGAGGTCAAAGATATTACACGCTGCTAACACATTAGTTTTAGGTCAGCAAGTATGGAATTCTTTGAAGAATCACCCAGATTTAATTGAAAGGATTAAGTATAGTGGATTTGGAAAAATGACAACTCAAGCTCTTGCTAACTTGCTAAGTATTGATAATGTAGTTATCGGTGCTGCTGGTTATGTCGGAACAAATGAGGGTCAAACAGAAGTTCTTAGTTACTTATGGGGAAAGCACGCTTGGTTAACATATGTTACCAAGACACCTGGAATTAAAAAGGTTAGCTTCGGCTATCACTTTAATTACAGAAAATCAGCTGATAAATGGTATGACATTGATAGAGAAGGAACGTGGGTAAGAGTCCACGACTTCTATACCAGAGAAATTATCACAGTTGACGCTGCCTACTTCATCAAAAATGCTGTTGCTTAATCAAGGTCTATAAATTTATATGGCTGGATTTAGAAAGTTCTACCAAAAACTTGTAGCACCTTTATATAGCGGAGCATCTACTACATCTAACATTGTCAGAGTGAATACTGTTGCTAAATTACAAGCTGCAGTTGTCGCACAGAAGGCAAATCAAATTATACAAATAGAACCCGGAAGTTATACCCTTACTGCTGACCTAGACATTCCTTTAGCCGCAACAGGGGGCGTATTGGAAGGATTAGGTCAAGTTAGTATTACGGGTGCTGCTGGGGAGGATTCTGCTATTTTGGTTAACCCTGCTGTCGGAACTGCTACCTTTGAATATACCCTCAAGAATATTGATGGTGTACAAGGAGGAGCCGACAAAGTCGGATTGCTTGTGAAGAATACTGCTATTAAGAAAAAGATTATTATCTACTTAAAAGGCACGACTCTTTATAGCAATGGTTCTGGTAATGCCCTTACTGTAACAGGTACTGATGCTAGTAATGCTATCAGAATCTATGCACAAGGGAATGGTGCTGGTTGGGACGCTGTTTCAATAACTACTGCCAATGCAGGAGATAAATACTTCTTCTATGGCATTAATTTTGAAGACACATTCGCAGGAAGTGTCACAGACTTAGCAACGCAGTATAAGTTCATAAATTGTGAATTGATACACGCTGGTATGACTGGTGGACACGCAACTAACGTTGTGAATTGCGTAAATTGCTGGACTATTGAAACTACGGCTGTGGCTGTAGTGGATTCCGGTGAGTTCCCAAATGCTTTCAGTGCAACTATAATCTAACAAAACTATGTTTAAAGTATTATTGAATCTAAAACACGACGGTACAGATTACGTGAAAGGCGATGTTCTAGTCATAGACAAAGAACGTGGTATGATTATGGTTAAACAGGGAATCTTAAAGTACATAGATACTCCCGAAGAAGAAAGTATGCGCCTTCAGAGAGATGATAAAGTCGTAGAAGTTAAAGCTAAAACTAAAGCTGTTAAAGAGGACAAACCTAAGGTTGAACCTAAGGTTGAAGCCAAGAAAGAAGCTAAGAAAGAGACACATAAAGCTTAATCGGTTACCCTTCTCCTCTTTTGTCTTGCGGACAACGAAGATAGAGGATAAGGATTAGTTGATTAACATAAATGGTCGGTAGAATTATTAAAGAGTAATATTAAAAGCAAATGAAATTAAAATGGATAGAAACTGCTACTCACGCCTCCTTAGCTGTCGCAGAAAAAGATGCGCCTGGGGCTGGTAAGAGATTAATAGTTACAGGATTTCTTGTTTCTTCGGATTTAGCAGACGCTGTTGTAACTTTAGTTGAAGATGCAGCGGGTACTCCTGTTATAAAACTTCAATTTAGAATGGGGCCTTCATCATATGCCCCTCCTTTCGCTTGGAAGTTAAGTACACCGATTGTCATTATTGCCAATAAGAAAGTCACGCTTTCTGTTGCGGGAACAGCAGCTTGTGCTGCGAATTTATTGGGCGTGATAACAAACAATTAATCAAAAAAAA